TCTTGCGGCCCAAATCTGTGGTCTAACATTAGTTTCCTTTTCTATCGCAGTTAGTATATCCTGTTCCTCTTTTATTAAAGTCTTTTTAAGTTTTTGTGCACCTTCAACATCAACTCTTACACCTTTGAATCTCATGTCAACTAGACATGGAAATAAATCTGTCTCTAAATTAAAAATAGATTCTAGATCTTGGTCTATAATTTCTCTTTTCATGTGTTGCCATAAACCAAACGTAGCTTCTGCATCACGTTCAGCATAAGCACCAACATTTAATGAGGGTAGTTTATACATCTCAGATTTTGGATCTATACCCCACTCTGCTGCTGCCTCACTTAGGCCGGCTTCACTTTTACCATAACCATTATACTTCCATGATAAACTATTAAGATCATATCTGAATCTATTTTCATCAGTCACAGCTGCGGCTATCATTGTATCTACAATTCTACCATTAATCTTTAGTCCCAGTGCCCTGATCCAAGTTACATCGTACATTGCGTTGTGAAATATTTTTGTAGAATCTGTATTTAAAATATCTTGAAACCATTCTAATACTTTCTTACGGTCCATGTTGCCACCACCGTGGTGATTGATTGGGAAGTATCCTTTGTAATGAGCAGTTGCTACAGCTATTCCTATAACTTCTCCGTTACCAATGATTGCTCCAGATCCTTTTTTAATTAAGTCCGGATCTCTTGTCTCCAAGTCAATTGCAATTTCGTCAACCTGTCTTAGGTCTGGAAATTCTGTAGGTATAACCCATTCTGTTTGTGCGCTAAATGTAGGTATTTTCATAATGTTAGGTAGCAAAGAATCAATAGGCATGTAAATAGCCCCATGTAAAATGGTATATGATTATTTGGTTCCATAGTCCCTTTGTTTTATCATTTCTAAATAATGTATTGCTTTATCGATGTCTTCTACTCCGCCTTTCTGCGAGTGTCTGCATATATACTTTATAGCGTTTCCCTCTGCAAAAAGCAATTTGTTTTTGTTTATAAACTCTGCAGGCTGTATCTTCATGTACATGTAATGTGTTCCCGAAACTTGTTTTAAGTATGGATTTTCTTTTTTAGATGTCATAACCTCTGTCCTCCCTTTTTGCTGTCATTATATATAAGTTTTGTTTTGTACGAGTGACCCCTACATACCAAACTCTGTGTTCTTCGTCTTGTTTGTCTAAACTATTCTCTGTAGCCTCTCTAATTTTTTTAGTGTTGTCTAGAATAATTAAAACATTTGTAGCTTCACCACCTTTGGCTGCGTGTATAGTTGATAGTTTTATTCTTGGTTTTTCAGATAGTCTTTCTTCATTACGCATCATTTCTCTAATGTATAAACATTCTTCTGGATCAGCTTTAAATACTTCAAACCATCTTTGAGTCTTAAAATAGCCCCATTCATATAAGTCATACATTCTTTCATCTTCAGGTACTTCTTCTTCTAAAAATTCAAACAAATCTTTTATCTCAGACAAAGATAATTTATCTCCATTAGTCCAACGAGTGTAATCTTGTATTGACTTGTACAATCTAGTCCTGTAGCTTTTTCTACCTTTTATTTCAAAATATAAACCCATATCTTTTAAATCTGGTGCTAATTTTTTAAGCTTATCATTAGTTCGTGCTAGTATTAACCAATCACCTTCATGTAATGGTAAGTCTTCTATTGAAGTTACGTATTCTACGTAACCTTCTTCTGGTCTTGGTGACCATTCTTTTTTAATTCTTCTGTGGTCTGGTATTCTATTTAAAATACAACCAGCTATATTTTGTACAGCTTTTGGAATTCTGTATGATTGAGGCAAAATTATGTCTTTTGCAGGCTCACTTTGAAACCTTGCAACATCTGCACCAGCCCAACCATAAATTGCTTGATCATCGTCACCGGCTAAGATAACATGTTTAGAGTTTTCCTTAAGTATATCGTACATTTTCCACTGTATTGGTGACAAATCCTGTGCTTCATCAATAAATACTACGTCATATTTTGGACACAATTTGGACACATTAAATTTTTCAATCATATCTGTAAAATCTACCAGGCCATATGCTGCCTTATAATTGTCTACTTCGTCTTTTAAAATTTGTAACATGTGTTTGTCTATGTCTTGTGAATACATGTCAGTATTATATTCTTCTTCTATTGTAATACCTTTAATCCTTGCTGCATTAATTATGTTAAAGTATTCGCTATCCGAATCTACAAACCCAGTCTTCTCTTCGCCATTAGAATAAACTGTAACTTCTATTCCTAGTTTACGACCTATATCTTCGTAGTGTTCGTCTTGCATTACATTACTTTTTTTCATACCTAGTTCTGTAAAAGCTAATGAGTGTAGAGTTCTAAAATATTTTAAATCTTTTTGATTATATTTTGGATACAAATCTAAAGTTCTGTCTATAGCTTCTTCTGCAGCTTTCTTTGTAAATGCAAAGTAACCTATCTTATCTATTGGTGTACCAAACTTGACTAAAGTTCGTACATAGTTAATAAGTCTGGTTGTTTTCCCTGTTCCCGGAGGCCCGTATATTTTTCTAATCATTACATTATCTCCGTATTGTGGTTTATTTTTGTGTGGTTAATTTGTATGTCTTCAAACTCTTCTATACTAATTGCTACTACATTCTTTGTAGGTGTATTGTATTTACCTTTTTCTTTTGTAGGAAATCTTTTCTGTTCTAAAAATTCTATGTTACATTTTTTATAATTTACTTTCATCATAACACCTGTCTTATCTTCTGTGTGTTTCCAATTCTTAGATCTTAGTTTGTCATAAAACTTTTCAAATTTAAAATATGCATAACCATCTTCTATTAATACTGTACCAGATTTAAATGCAGCATCATTCATAGCTTTAGGTCCATTAATTTTTGCATGTATTACATCATGTAGTTTTTCTTTAGGTGATGTACCTACTGGTGGATGTGTAATGGTTTGTGTACCATACAATACTTCTAATACCATTTGATCCTCATCAGCTTTTATAATTGGTGGTGGAAACCCTGCAGCTTTCGCTATTGCATTTCTACGTTTACGTTGATCATTAACATGTTCTACTGTCTTACAGTGTACCGTAGCTGTACCAATACCATCTGGTTTAGTTACATCAAATTCATACTCTGGTTCTGGGTCTAGATCTATTTTTTTTAAGTTAGTTAATACTGGATATGATCCTTTAGATCCTGCCAAGATTCCATGTTTCTTTTTTACACAAATACCTTTTTTACAATGGTCACTAATAGGACTTTGTGTGCAGGTATAACCTTTAAATTGTTTAGACCATGATCTAACTTTAGCGTTAAGAGATTGTTTATCCCACGCATTCGCATGTGCAGGTTCAAAATATTTGACTGGTGCATTCATGACTTTCTGTTGCCAGCTATCTGGGTACTTCATCTTCACAAACACATGATAATTATACATAAATCTGTCCTTGCCATCAAACCCTGGATTTTTCATTATCTTGCTAAGATGTGCTAGACATGGTGGTCCATCGTCAAATTCTTCATCAACACCCTCTAAATCTTTCTGTTCTATACTTTCTGTAATAATTTTAAGGTCTTCTGCACTGACTGTATTACTTTCTACTACCGATATAAATTGATCAAATGTAAAAGGTTTACCATCTAGGTTTATTGCTAACCTCTCAGACTTTTTAAAGTAAGGTAGGTTAATAAAATTACCTTTGTTTAATTGTCCTGTGTCACTGTCTTTTGTTAACTGTGTTTGTTTTGGAAATATTTCACAGTCTGGTTTTAATTTGAATAATGGTAATAGATTACTTAGAAATGATTTAATTAATGCTGCTGGTATAAAGTTATCCAAAAATAAATATAAATGCAGTCCACCACTTTTAGATAGTATAGGTATTAGTGGTAGTTTGTAATTTTGTATTATGTCTATAAAAAATTTCTTGTCAAAGTCACTGTAGTTTTTTGGGTCTACATCTATTACACCAAACCTTGCTTCTGATTCTTCATTACATGGTTGAACACCAATAGACTGTGTGCCTTCTAAATGATTAAGATACACCTCTTTTGTTAGAGGTTCATCGTTCCATCGGTAAATAGGTTTCTGCTTTCTGCTTTCTGGATCAACCTTTAATGTAGACATATCTGCTACACCATAGGCCAAAGCAAACCCTTCAAAAAATTTTATATACTTTTCGCTCATAGTTATCCTGTCGATGCGGACCGGTCAGTCTCCTTAACGGTCCGCACTGTGCACATACCCCTAAGGGATTATATAATGCTTTTACTTTCCGCTGGTTTCGGTTCACCATGCTTAGCTTTTACTGAACCTTTAGAAATGCTCTCAGAAAAAGACTTAGCTTGTTGATACGTACTTGCGTCAGTTATTGGACCCACTTTACTAACTTCCCAACCAAACCAAGTACCTTTATCATTAGACATTTGAGTAGTCTTTAGTTTGTAAATGTGGCTAAAAGATGCCGGTGTATATAAACCGTTTTTACCTTTTAGTTTGATACCGGACATCATTGAGTTCCATTTTCTACTAATT